TTTCAAAATGATAAATCAGTTTTAATAGATTTGTTTACTGGTGGTGGTAGCATAGGTTTTACATCTTCACAAAAATTTAAGAAAGTTGTAATGAATGATATTGACTACAATATTATCTCTTTGTATCAATATTTAGCTAGTGATGAGGATTTAATAAAAATTTTAGATTTTGGGTATACAGAAGAAAATTTTAAATATGCCCATAAGGTGATTAAAAATGCTTATAATTGCATTGAGTTTGAGGATCGTGCCAAATATATGATAGCAGATGTTTTTCAAAGTTTTAATAATGGTAGAGGAGGCTTTAAAAAACCAGAATATAATAAGAACTATGAAAAAAATGTTTTCAAGTGCATTTCCGATATAAGAAATAAGATTCATAGTGGGAATATACATTTTATGAATAGAAGTGCAATTGATATTTTGGCAGAAGCCTATCAAATACAAGATGTTTTTTGGTTTGTGGATCCTCCTTATGAAAATAAGCTGATAAGTAATATTGTCTACTATAAAAGTATGCTGAAGGATTGGGAGCATGAGTTGTTAGCACATCTTTTAAGTATATGTAAAGGCAAGTTTATGTTGTGTGGATACAGAGGTGAAGATGGTTCCATATATGATGATATGTTAGGTAAAGAAAGGTTTCACTGTTATAAATTGATGGATACATATGCATTTAGTGGCAGAGGTGAGAAAGACAAGAAAAAGGATAAGCGTACAGAGTACATATGGACAAACTATCTGATTGATGATTTGGAAGAAGTCAGTATGAGTAAGGCAGCATAAGTTTAAAGGGGAGTTCATTCTCCCATTGATACCAGATACCAGTTTTTAGTATTATAAAAGTAGGAATAACATTCCATTAACAATAGCGTAGAATAAGTATATAATTTAAGTACGAAAAAATGTACGAAAAATAGGACGAAAGGAGCATGGCATAGAATGATTGCAGTAAAAAGTGTAGAGGTGAGAGATAATTTTAAAAGTTTTTGTGATCGTGTATTCCAAGGTGAAACAATTATTGTATCAAGAAAGAAAAATGAAAATGTTGTTATGATGTCAGAAAAAGAATATAATGCACTCCAGAAAGCAAAGCGCAATGAGGAATACCTTGCAATGATTGATAAAAGTTTAGCTGAAGTTGAAACTGGTAATATTATTTTAGCCTGTAAAGAGCATTATGAAGATTAAAGTGAACTGTCAGAAATGATGGTTCTTTTTTATTGCATAAATATTCAATCAAAGAAGTTAGGAATAAGTAAAGCATAAAAATGATAATTGTGTTTATAGGTAATAAGTGTAAAGCATTAATTGTCATGAAGCGATAAAAAATAGTTGTTATGAGCAGTAAAAGTGGCTTAAAATCAAGGTTTTTGAAAGGTTACATGATTGTTCATTTCAACAATAAATAAGAGAGAATGATTGTAACTCTTATACATATAAATCTATCTCCAAGAAATGAGAGGGTGCCATCAAGCTATCCCTCTTATTTTTTTATACATATATTTAAGCATTTCCATATTGGTAGGTATCAATTTTAAAAATTGAAATCTGTTAATTTTTATTGTTGAGCAGTAAGCATTTAGGAATGTTTAATGATGTAAATTTAAATATGAAAAATGCAGTACAAGTTGAATTAGTAGATGATGTAAATGAATAAAGAAAGAATAAGTTTACAAGAACAAATAGGAAAAGGTTATGCTACATTTTGGAATTTTAAAGGTGATGAAGTAATATTAATGGGGTCAAAAGGTAGCAAAAAATCAAAAACTATTGCTTTGAGATGGATGTATTTACTTAAAAAATATCCTAGAGCTTGTCTATTGGCAACAAGAGATACAGCAACAACATTAAAAGATAGTGTATATGCAGATTTAAAATGGGCTTGCAAAAAACTTAAATTGGACAAAGAATGGGATTTCAAATTAAGTCCATTAGAAGCTACAAACAAAATTACAGGACAAAAGATATTTTTTAGAGGTTTAGACGATTGGCAAGAAATAGCATCAATAACAATAGATGACCCCAATTTAGTTTTATGTTTTGAATGGTTTGAGGAAGCTTTTGAAATAATAAAAGAAGAAACATATAATAACACAAGAATGTGTTCAAGAGGATTACTTCCAGAAGGATATTTTAGACAAACAGTAGCAAGCTTTAATCCATGGAGTAATCAGCATTTTATAGTTAAAAAATTAACTCAAAGATTAACACCAAATGAAGAAATATTACTAAAAGAAGGAAAACAAGAGTTAATAATTGAAGAAGAGCAAGAATTTGAATACTTAGGAAAACAAGTAAAAGAAAAGACAAGTCAATTATTAATGATTACAAATTACAAATTAAATGAGTTTTTAGATATAAAAGATTATGCAATATATGAAAAAATGCGTAAAGATGATTATGAAAGATATAAAACAGCAGGGTTAGGAATGCCTGGTATTGCATTAGGATTAATATTTAAAAATTGGCGAATTGAAGATACAGAACAACATAAAAATGCATTTGAATTAATAAGAAGAGGTTTGGACTTTGGTTATAGTTCAGACCCTTCATGTTTTTTACAGTTTAGTGTTGATACTAAACGTAAAAAAATATATGTATTTGATGAATTTAGTGCTTGTGAATTAGATAATGAGCAATTAGCAAATGCAATAAGACCAAGAATGCCATTATATTCATTAGTAAAATGCGATAGTGCAGAACCAAAATCAATAGCAGAATTAAATAAATACAAAATTAATGCTATACCAGCAACAAAAGGTCCTGATAGTATATTACATGGTATCAAATGGTTACAAGGATATGAAATAATAGTAGATCCTAAATGCAAAGGATTAATAGATGAATTAGGATTATATAGATGGAAAGTTGATAAATATGGAAATCCGTTAGAAATTCCAGAAGATAAAAATAACCATAGAATAGATAGCTTGCGTTATGGAAGCGATGATTTGTATTTAGCGAGTTAGGAGGAAGCAATGACACAAACAGAAATAATAAAAAGTTCATTACCTAATATGGATAGTGAAATAATAAAACAGTTTTTAAAAGATGATGCTATAAGTCCATTAAAAAGACAAATGGAAATTGGAGAACGATATTTTAATGGGAAACACGACATTTGTTACAAAAAGTTAAATGAATATACGATAAAAGATTTTAAAACAGAAAATGGAATTAAAAAATACACAGAAAAGACAATAGAAGTTCCAAATAGGTCATTAGTAAAAGTAGCACATAGGTATCATTGGAAATTAGTAAAACAAAAGCGTGATTTTGTAGCAGGAAAGCCAATAACAATTACATACGAACCGATAATTGATAAAGAATTAAATAGAGAACAAAAAAGAGCAATACAAAAAATAAATAAAAAAATTGTTGATAAATTTTGGAATATTCTTGGACCTAAATTTGCTAATTTTCTACGACAGACAATAGTAGATATGTCAAATAAAGTTTATGCGGTGTGGTTTCCATATTATGATGAACAAGGGAATTTTAAATATACAAGAATAGAACCGAAAGAAATAATAACCATATATGATACGAAAACACAAAAAATATTAACAGATGTGTTACATACATATAAAATTATAGATAATGAAAAAAAGAAAATATATGTAGAATGGGTAACAGCAGAAAACACAAAATATTTTATTGAAAATAAAAATGAAGTAACTCAAATGGAAGAATACTTATTAGATGTATCAAGAATAAATCCAGAGCCACATTGGGTTACACAAACAATGTTTAATGGACAGTTAGTAAAAACGGAAGAACATAGTTGGGGAAAAGTTCCATACATTATCATAAAAAATAATGAAGAAATGCAAACAGACCTGGAACCTATTAAAAACTTAATAGATGCATATGATTTAATAAATTCTAACTTTATCAATACAATAGAAGATTTAAAAGAATTTATATATAAAGTAAATGGATATGGAGCAGAAGATTTAACAGAGTTAGTTGAAAGAATAAAGATAATGGGTATTATTCGTAACAATGATGCAACAGGAAGTATCGGAGTTGAAACAATACCATTTCCATACGAGGCTAGACAGATTATTCTTAAGCTATTAGAAGAAAAAATATATGAATTTGGTAGAGGTGTAAATACAAATAGAACTGAGCTAATAGGACAAGCACCAAGTGGAATATCATTAGAGTTCTTATATACAGACTTAGATAGTAAAGCAGATGATTGTATAAATACATTAGAAGAAGCTTTATATGAGTTATTTTGGTTTATTGCAGAACATTTGAAAAGATTAGG